TGCTGTTGGATATGCATTTGGAGCACTTGGCTGAGCAACCACATCTACAGTGACAATTTCAAAGTCACTGACATGTCCGTTTGCATCGTTGACATTACCGCTGCCACGACTGCTAACCCCTAATTTTACACCGTTAGTCAACATGGTTTTAACCAGTTCACCCATCGGTGTAGGTAGAATCTTTAATGTGCCCATTCCAGCAGGGCCATCCATCCACATTTTTTCAATCATGTGGCTTACACGATCCAAATTAATTTTCAAATCATCTGGGTGATCCACTTCACCTAGCACAGAATGACCCGTTTTGATTTGTTCGTTGATAGTTTCCACTGCCTTGGCAATTTCATTTACAGGATATACTCGCTCATTGGCGTTACGAACGCCACCTTCGATACACACACCTTTTAACTTTAAAGTTTTGTGACCGGATCCATCAGCGGCTTCCTCAGACAGGAGTTCAAGTCCCGCCTGAGTGAAGCTTAGATGTTCTTTTAGATATCGAGCCATATCTTTGGATTAGCCTTTTGGAAATGGAGTTTTTGTATTAACACCACTTGCTTGGGCTGTTACAGGTTTTGGAGCTGCGGATAACTTAGCGTTAGCGCCGCCTTTGCCTGGTACATTTTTAAACTGTCCTGCTTCTGGCAAATCGCCAGATTTTGGTGCTGAACGACCTTGTGCTGTGTCACCAGTCATTTTAACTGGAGCGCCTTCCATACCCTTAGCGCCACTGTTAAAAGCTACAGTACTCTTGGTATTTGTGCCAGCTGGTTCGCTAGTTACAGGCTTTGGTGCAGCATCCAACTTGACGTTTTCCATCATAGACATTTCGTCCATGTCGTCAAACTCGGCTGTGTCTGTGTCGTCCATTTCTAGTGCGTCACCGCCGTCGATGTCAGAAACACTATCACCGTGCTCGTCGCCACCCATTAGGCTTTCAAATTCAGCCATGAGTTCGTCTAACTTGTCTTCAAGATCAACCACGCGATCTTCAATGTCACCTTCGTCATGGTCTTTTTCCATGTCGTGTGTCATTTCTTCGCCGTCTTTTTCAGCTGTATCGTCAAATTCAACGTTGGATTCGTCTTCTTGCATGCCTTGTTCTTCAGCTTCTACGTCGTTGATTAAGTTATCGCTAGCATCGCCACCAAAGTTTTCGTCAAGTTCTTCTTCAGACTCTTCGTCTAATTCTTCTGCACTACCTGCGCCACTTGGGTTTGGTACTGGCACAAGATTTTCATCAACTTCTTCGTCTTCCTCATTCATGAGGTTTTCGTAGATTTCACGGGATTTTTCTACCACGATGTCGTGGAAAAGCTCTTGGGCTTTGGCTTCTTCGTCATTGATTACAAACTCAATTAACTGTTCAAATTTTGATGTCATTAGTTTCTCCTATTAGATAATGGCTCGTAAGGTATTTACTACAGAGCTGTAATATTGGTGTATTATGAGGAGAAAAGTGGGTGTTTTTAAATGTAATTGTTACAATTACATTGCAGGTGCTGCAGGAGCAGGTGCGTACTGCTTTTTAACTTTTTTAAGTTTTTCTTTGTATTCCCAAGATCTAACATCGTTCATTTGGCGCAGTTTGTTAAGCTGGCGCAGGGTTAGGCGTGTTTTACGTAGATTATTCAGTTGAGGCTGACTGTTGTCTTGACTCACGTCTTGATATGCTTCGGGCTCGCGAGAATAAATTTCGTTTAAGATCATGCTGTATTTATTATATTGTTGGTATTGGAGGTGCGCCGGCAGGGGCTGCCATTCCTGGAGCAGTTACTGGTGCGCCTGGCATACCGCCTTCGGCTCCTTCAGCTCCTACATTGGCTCCTGCAAGTTCTTCACCGGTAGTTATATCTTGTTCTAACCCAGCAGGTGTAATGCCAATACTGCGTAGATCTTGGCCTTGTGTTGTGGTTAATTCTGGTTCGTCGCGTTCTTCGGCCCAGAGGGTTTCGTTTTCTACAATTTCTTCTTCGGTTAGACCCAGATAACGTTTCATCATAAATCGCTTGCTCATGTAGGGCATTTGCTCTAGTTGTGCAAAGGACGAAATACGACTAGTGTCTAACTCACTCTGGCGATAGCTGGCAAAGTTTTGTGGTTCACACAGGCTAACTGAAAACAGGCCTGCGTCAATATTGAAACCTCTCCAACGCAGGAACATCTTGAATTCGTCATCTAATTTCTGCATGATCAACCGTTGTAGGCGCATGCAATACTGGTTAAAACGGTATTCTTGAATTAAGGCTGTGCCTACTTTGCCGTCGTTCATAGCACGATCTGAGTCGTCTGGCCCGGTAGGCAAATAGCTGCTTGGTACACGTAGACCACGTGCCATTTTGTTATTAAAGTATTTTAAATCGTCAATTTCGCCTAAGTTTGAACCGCCTGGCAGTACATCAACACTACTACCTTTGCCGTCTGCATTTTGTGGGAAAAAGAAGTCTTCGTTGATGCTCAAGGGATTATAACTGGCATCCATCATGTTGGCACCGCCGCCTGCATTGGTAGGAATTCTACGTTGATGCATTTCATTTTTGACCCGCTCAATAAACTGCATGGCCATGTGGCTTGGCATGTTGCCCACGTCAATCTTAAACACACGACGCTCCGGAGCACGTTGTACACGATAGATCAGGACTGAATCTTCTAGCAATTCTTTCTGCTTGTAAACTTTGAATATGTTTTCTAGGATACTTTGGCCAAACGGCCAAAAGAAATCTAAGCCTTCGTTTAGTCCAATATGAACCACGTGACGTGCATCAATACAAGTTTCGTTCATGGCCTGCGTGAATCTGCTATTACCAACTCCGCCGTTGCCAGTACCGCCGCCTGCACCGCCGCCACCTGGAGAACTATAATTAGTTTGCCCAGTTACGCCAGTAGCACGACTTACATAGTAATCACTAGTGGTTTTTTGGGCCACACTCATGTTTTGAAAGTTAGGGTTGATGTCACGAATAATGTACTGCTCAGGGCGTTTGCCTTCACTCTCGTTCACAATAACACGGGCTACTTTGACCATGTCTACCCACATCATTTCAAATGTTTCTGGATCACGCACAAATACTTGATCGCCGTACTTGATTGTATTACGGAACAGTTTGAATATGCGTTGATCCAGCTTGTTTAGCTTGGTCCATTGCTGTAACTGCTTTTTAATAATTTCTACTTCGTGATCGGTGGGTTTGTCTGTAAAATTGATATCAAACGGTGTTTTGTTATCTTCGTTGATCTGTGTGCTAAATTCAGCAATAATATCTAAACAGGCATTGACTTCGCTATCCATGTCCATGTTTTCGTATTGGTTGTAACGTTCAATACGATTAGGGTGCCCTGAATATACTTCAGGTAATCGTGACGCATAGTTGCGGAAGGCAAAGTCGTTTGGTGTGCCTCCGGCTGCATATCCTTGCCCAGTTTGTCTAGGATAGCCGTCGAGACCAAATTGGTTTTGTCCTGATATTGGACTAAGTTGACCGCCAGTGCTGGCTACTTTGAAATACTTTTTCCAACCGCGTTTACGGTTATTGTCGTTATCTGCCATGGTAGTATATTTAGCTGTTATGCTTTAGTAGCTTTTAATTGTTTCTCAGCAATCACATTGTTTTGGCGAAGTAACGCATTTTGTTCGGCTAATCTTTTATCATATGACGCAAACCAAGAACTAGTTTCTTGTGCAGTGGCAGATTGTTGTCCTTGTGCTTGTGTACTCGAAACAGCCCCGTTGTAGTTTACGCCGGTCAGCTGGGTTACTGGGCCGCCGCTAGGGCCAGAAATGGATCCAGCACGTCCGCCTTCAACCTTGTTCATTGCATCTAAAAATTTAGATTGCTCTGCAGGCGACATGTCTGCATACCTTTTATTCATGTCCAAGCCTGTTTGTTGGGCTATTCGGGCCGCATAGGCCTGTGGATCATTTTCGTTTGATGGTGCCCATTTGTTTATTGCTTGAGCCGCTGATAAGTTGGCGTAGCTTTTGCCTTTGAGTAGGGTGTCTGCAGCTTTACGGCCCATTTCTTCAGTGGGGAATATAGCAAATCTACCATCACTGCCAATAGCACCCATACTGATAGCAAATTGTCCATATTCGATGTTGCCAGGGTTATTGTTTCGCCAATTACGGTCGCCGCCACTACGCAATTGTCCGTTGATTGTGACTGATTTTCCAGGCACCACACCTTCCATTGCTCCACGAGGACCTCCCGATGCGCCACGGTTAACTCCTGCTGGCGTTGAACTTGTACCACCTAATCCAAATTTCTTATTCATGAACCCAGTTACATCTTCTAACGCTGTAGCAAACTTGTTGACTGCTGGCACAGCATAAGTGGCTAAGCTGAAACCTAGGCTTTGTATATTTTTGCTAGCACCAGCTGTGGCTAGTTGGGCATCTGTAAATTCTGTTGTTGTTTTGCCTGCAGCATTGGCTGTTTTGTCTTGAGCCTCTGCAATTTCTTTTTGTCGTTGTAAGGCAGTTTTTCCGTTTATCATTGCCTTGGTATCCAAGGCCTGTACTGTAAGACCGCCTAGATCTTTGCCGTACTGGGCTATGGTACCAAATGTGTCTGCGCCTTGTGACATGGCATCTTGAGTTTCAGTTATAGCTTGAATTGATTTTTTATTGCCGGCTATAATGTCTTGAGTGTTTTGTCTTAACGCATCACCGGTATATAAGTTAGCTTCGGCGGCTTCTTTTGTCAGCGGAATACCTGTAACTAAAGCACGGGCTGCATCGCCAGCTGCTCCGCCAAGTCCTTCAACATATTTTCTTAGTTCTTGTGCTTGTTCGCCTTGCCCATTGGCTTGCATTTCTGCAATCTTGGCACGAAATCTTGCATCAACCATGCTTTTTTGTGCTTCTTTGGCCTGAGCTTCTCGTGTTTGTCCAGTTAGGCGAGCAATTTTGTCAACTTCTATAATGTAGTCTTGTGTTTTTTTGGTTAGTTGATCGGTTGTTTGTCCTTGAGTGAGACCGTATCTAGCACTGTCGGCTAGGTATTGTGCTGTAGCATCACCTACTGCGTCAAGGCCTATGCCTAATTTAAGAAACTTTCTTGCTGTGTCTCCGGTAGTTAATGCGCCTGATACTAGACTAAGATCCTCAGCACCTTTGGCCGCTGTTCCTGATAAGGCTGCTAAACCTAACGTGTTGGCTTTGACTGCCTTGGTAAATGCTGGCAAGCTATAGTTGCCCATTTGGTTAAACTGACGAAGTAATCCGTCAACGCCGTTAGCAGCTGTAGCACTAGCATCGCC